TAAACCTTTGTGATGATGTCATTGAATTGCTTATCGGTAATTTCTTGCTGGAATAGTTCCTGCGCTTGTTTCTCGAATTCATCAAAATATCCAAGAGTAAGCCCAAGAGTTTCACGAGCAATCGCAATTTTACCTTCCGCCGATTGTGTATGACGAATCTTGAAAGATTGCTTAGCATTACGCATGGCAAGATTCAAAGTGTTTTGGCATACAACACGAACAGGTGTAATCGCTGCCTGAACAGCAACAGAGCCGTCGTGTGAAGTCCATACGATAAGATAAAGTTTTGTTTGGTCATTAGCACCTTGTGGGTCTAATACCATTGTGCGGGGAATATCAACAGTTCCGAACACAACTTTACCTTGCTTAAGAGAGCCAGCAGATTCCCAACGGCAATTTGGGTCTGCGTCATGAATATTATCTGCGAAAGCAAATAGTTCTTCATTTTGAACAGGCTTATATCGCTTACCAACAGTAGCAAGAACATCAGTTCCGCCATTAAATGGATTAGTGCGAACAACTAATTGAGCGTTAGAAACATCATTCCACTCATTAGAGATATGGTCAGTTAATGGAGAAAGGCGAACATTCCAGTTAGAAAGTTTTGCCTCATCAAGCATTGTCTGAGTAGTTACATCTTCATCTTGTGAGAAGATTCGATTTGCGAGATTATGCCATGCGGGAGTTCCACGCAAAGCAAAAGCGACTTCGTCGCCATTTGTTTCAAGGTTATGAGCCATGAATTTTCCTTTCAGTAGTTATTTGAACACTCATTATAGCAAAGGGGTCTGACATTGTCTAGATTAGTTAGTCATTTGTCCGAATTGTCTGCTGTGATTAATCTCACAGAAATTTGGGAGTTTTCCACAGGTGTTCTTAAACCTGTGGATAACCCCGCAGGTTTGCGGGCCTGCTGCTTGATCAGATCTCTTCTGCAGTAAAATAACCGTGGCGGACCAGGGATTCATTGCTATAACATGCATGACATAAATCGATGTCATCCATAATTGGTCCCTCTAGAGACATTTCACAGCTGCATTCTTTACATTTATTAAAATTAATGCGGCCTAATTTAAATTCATGAAATGTTTTCATGCTAAACCAAGTTCCTGCGCTGTTGTTATTTTTGGTCGATTCATATTTACAATTTCGATTGGAAGAAACATTGCTACTGTCTTCTTCTTTTTTAATGAATCATAAACATATGCCTTAACGTTTCCACTGAAATTTCTTAAGTTAGAAAATACTAGTTCGTTTAGGTGCTCACGATTTACGCCCTCATTAAAATAAAGGGTCACATCATTAGATTTTACTTCATCAAAAATTTCTACACGATAACGATTTTTCATTTTGTTGCTTTCTGTTAGTAGGGAGATAAATTATAGCATTGGGGGCTAGAGTTTGTCTAGCCCCCGCTAAGATTACAAGTATCTTGCGATAGCGTTGTAAGTTGAAGTTGAAACTACTTCCTCATCTGTCATTTTCAGAATACGGATAGCGTTTTCAATTTCCTCTACCATTTCCTTGTATTGCCAATCGTGGAAACTCTCAAAATCCTTTTCAGGTTCTTTTGGAAGTTCAATAGTTCCCTTTGGCAAGGAGAACGATACATTTATTTCGCCATTGTAGCGAGTGTGAGCAGACAAGTCCTCTGCCTTAGAGATTTGACCAAGTGCTAACTTAGCAATCTCCTTGTTGTATTTCTCTTGAGCCTTTGAGAACTTCTCCTCATTGACTTTCTGATTAGCCTTATCCTTTTGGAGTTGGGCGAGTTTGGTTTCAAGAGCCTTGATTACTTTGGTTGTAGCAATCTTGACATTTATGGCTTTGCCTCTTGACATTATGTTTCCTTTCTGTTGGTTGTTTAGGGTTATTGTAGCAGAGCCCACCGACATTATTGGTGAGCCCTGCCTGTTTGTTTAGTTTGCTAGGGTTTCGGCAGAAACGCTAGTCCAACGAGTTTCTTTCGTTGGCATTTCTAGCAAGATACGCACCGAGCCAGATGCGTTAGGAATAATCTCTTTGATTATTCCTGTTTTCTTTGACTTCAGGGTTGTGAATAAATCGCCAACCTTGTAAGTATAACCATTTATGGTCATTTTGCTTCCTTTCTATTAGTTTGAGTATTTTAGCATAGGGGGCTGACATTTGACAACCCCCTATGAGTGTGAGTTATCTCACAATTCTTCAGGTAGCCAAGCCTCTAGGTGGTGTGCCTCGATGATAGCCGATGCGGGTGCGGTATTTTGATCCCGCCAAGTAATCGGTTCGGGAAGTGTGATTAGTCTATTATAATCCTCATCATAATAGGCATCAATAGCCTCTATACAAGGTTCTACCATAGATAGCGGGACGGGTGGATAGTGATTACTTTGTAAGTGGATACCGATAGCGGTTTCTAAATCTAACTCAGGGAATAAATCATTATCCGCTAGTTCTGTTGCAAAATTACTGCCCATTTAGCACCTCGTTACTTATTTGTTCCATGTCGTCAATTGAAGCCATGAGTTCTTTTAGTTGTGTTTCATTTAGTAAAACTTTTACTACTTTGTCTGCGGTTGCAGAAGCGAGAATACCTGAATACATATAAATAGCCTTAGCAAAATCGTGTTCAGACATTTCGTTGCGTGTGTGCATTATTACACGGGCGAAATCCATAACTTCATCTTCCATAATGCTATCTCCTACTGCGGAGATAAGAGCGGTTGCGGTGCTTATCATTATTCTGCCACCTTTAGTATTGCGTATGACCCGCCTGCGTTTATTTCGTCTAATGCAGGTTGTAGCGTTGGGGCGATGAGTTGTTTTAGCATACTTTCAAGCATTACAATTTGAGTATCGTTGTCTAATGCTAGGAAGCGTTGTGCTATTGGGTTAGTTTCGTCAAACTCAGTTACGAATTTGAGAGAGTGTTCTACTTTTATCATTTGTAGCCTTTCGTTGTTGATTATGTCGCTATTATAGCCTAACCCACCGACATTACCTAATCCATTATCGGCGTGTCGCCAGCTTTGTGAGATTAATCACAAATTTAGGAGTTATCCACAAAAGCTCGTAACCCTGTGGATAACCCCACACATATGCGGGCATTGACTTGATCTTGTCAAGTCAACACGCCGTTTTATTTTTTACTTGCAGAAAATCTAATATCTGCTTTATTATAAACACACAATCCGCATGACACGCATGCGCTGCCGTTAGTTGAAATTAAAGGAATTTGTTTATTATTCTCAGGGCATTTCGCGCCTACTTTACCAGTTAATTCTTTCATAACAGTTTCAGTGACTGCGAATGTCTTCCCTAGATAAGCAAGGCGTACGCCATGAATAGACTTTAACTCTCTAGCAATTTCTTTATTCTCATCATCCGTAGAAAAATAAAGAGATAGGTTGGGAATACCCTTAAGCATTTCCGCTGCAGACTTTACACGAGTATATACCCAAAATTGAATATCAGGGTGGCGGCGTACAATTTCAGCCCATGCTATTGTATAGGTATCATTAAAGAAATCGCCATCCCAATGAATGCGGAATAGTTGCTTAGCATTACGCTTTACACAATCAGCTTTAAAATCAATAATCATTTCATCTAGCAATGACACCATAGTGTCATAGTTAGCGTCTTTTAACAATTCCCAATTGTGGAGAAGAGTAGCCCTTACTCCTTTATATACTTTTTCGAGTTTTCCTGCGTAGCATACGCTTTCACAAACACTAGTGGCACCAGGACACGAGAAAGCCTTACCAGCAGGCAATCCAAAAGTGTTGGCAATTGTTGGGGTTTTTCCATTTGGGGAGACGGCATTAGTGACTTTCCTATCGTTAGAGCGTTTTAGTTTCAAGAGTTGGCCTTTCGTTTAATTAAGAGAATAATACCACAGGGGACCGACATTTAAAAATCGACACGCCGCAAATTCTAGGAGTATTTTAAAATGTGTCGTAAATCACATTTTGCCCCCACAGGTTTGCGGGCTAGTTGAATTTTCAACTATTTTATTTATTCACGATCCATTTTATTTTTGTGTTTTTGTTTTCGTGAATAAAGCTTTTTAGATTTTATGGGTTGCGCCGCATTACTACGACGCAACTCCAAAACCTTTTTTATTCTTTCTTTATTTGCTAAATTGCGGAACATGATAACCACTTGCCTCATGAAATCTTTTTACATCAAAACGAGGATTATCTTTCGCAAACATTTCCGCAAAATCATTTACGATTTTAGAAAATAAAGCAGGGTGAGTTTTATTGCTCGCATACTTTAGAATTTCTGCGGTAGCAATATAATCTTTTCTAGTCATCATTATTTTTCAACAACCTTTCTGCCCTCACGATAGAAAATTTTTGTGTAGCATTTTCCGCTAGGGGTGTAGAGATTTACAGTTGAGTATTCGTCAGCAAATCCCCAATCAATATATTTAGCAAAACTCTTGTGAGCCTCTAACTCATCTGAGAATTGTTGTGTGTAGTGAGCAGGTTGCTCGTCATATGAAACAGTAATCTTATACATTTAGTTTTCCTTTCTTATTCTGCTTCGGGTGTATTGAATAAAGAAACGCAAGCGCATTTCTGAATAGTTATTGTATCGCCTACCACCGACAAGGTGGCAAGCGTGTCGCAATTATCGCAAAGAAAAATCTCCATTTAGAAATTCTCCTCAGGGATTAGGTGTTCAGGATTACACTCGCACCACTCAAAATCATAATCGCCGTCTGGTGAAGTCCAATAGTTAGAGATACCCTTGCCCTCGCAAATATCGCAATCAGCAATTTTCTCTATTAGTCTTTTTACTTGAGCCATTTTAGTTTTCCTTTCTTTCGTTGTTGGACATTGTAGCAGAAGCCACCGACAAAATTGCCTTTAGGTTTTCTGCCTGTTGTGCTTTACGCTCTGCGATAATAAGAGCCTTGAATTCATCTAGTTTCATTTATAGTTTTCCTTTCGTTTTGATAATCTGATTATAGCGGAAGCCACCGACATTTAGTAGTCGGCGACCCTTACTGAGACAGTAGCCCATTCGTCATTGATAGAGCCTGTCGGGCGATAGCGAATTGCGAAATCTAACCAACCCTCAGCAGGGTAAGTATCCTCACGCTTTTCAGCATAGTTTATAATTCCACCATTGAAACGACGGCGGAGAGAAGTAGGCGCATAGTATTGGTCTACTAGTAAATCGGGTATTGAATAACCTCTCATTAGTTTTCCTTTCGTTAGGGTAGCAATTTTACCAAAAGCCACTGACATTTTCAAATCCAAATCGTAAAATTTCAAATAATGAGACGGCGTGTCGTGTGATAAATATCACAAAATTTAGGGGATTTTATAACGCTTTTGTAACGACACGCCCGACCCCGTGCCTTTGCGGGCAGCTGATCATTTTGTCAAGTCAAAACGCCGCAAATATTATTCTGCGGTGTCAAAATGTATTTTTACATTATCAACAATAAACGGCAAACTATTTTCTAACAATGCAGAAATGTTTTCATTTAGATAATCGTTATCCGTTGAATAAGTTATTGTGATTTGATAATCCATTTTTTATTCCTTTCAATCTGCGAAATAAACCGCACCACGAACATTTTTATGATTTACGCAAACATTACCACGAGGGATTTCAACATGGCATTTGAAGCATAACATTTTTACTTCTGCTTTAGTTAGCAGAGCAAGTTCCAAATCTAGTTTAGTAGAAGTAGAAGCATTTTCTAATGATACCCAACCAGCACCATTTTCATTCATTTCAAAAATTTCTAACATTTAGTTTTCCTTTCTTAGTTAGGGAGAATATCTGTTCCGTAGTATGCTACGGCGTCATAGAGGCTCATCATGCCTTTATAGTCACGGCAAGAGTAGCACATGCTATTCCACCCGTCTGTTAGTGATGAGCAGAATACGCAGATTTTATCTGTTACGCAAAAATCGTTTTCTACTAAGTAGTCTATTATTTCATTTTTATTTAGTGTAGTCATTTTCTGACCTACCTTTCTTTTTTCTATCTAATACGAGTATTCTAGCAGGGGGGTCTGACATTTTACTGACCAGTATGCGTACAAATCGGACATTTGGGATTGTGAAGTACATCACATTTTTATGGGTTGTGACGAAAATCACACGCTTTTTTCGAAGTTTTTTGCGACACGCCGTAACAAAACTTGACAAGCCCGCAAAAGCTTGCGGGCGAGATCGCCTTTGTCAAGGCGACACGCCGATTTATTCCTGTGATTCGTGCCACATTTCTTTGAGGTCTGCCCATGCGAAGCGGGCTAGATAAAGGGCGGTAGCAACTAGGGCTAGTTGGACAAGGCTAGTTAGTAGGCGATTCATTAGAGCATTTCCTCCCACTCATCTAGAGAAAACTCTACATCTTCATTATCAAACTCGTGTTCATCTCCCCACACCTTAGGGGTGATAGGCTCTAGGTCTGCCTGTATAGTATCCCATTTAGTCATTTATTTATTTTCCTTTTCTTTATGAGGCGTAGTGTTCTAAGTAGCAACCTGAGCAGATTATCCCGAAAGACATCTCCCGTGTATATTGTCTATCTAATTTACAGATTTCGCATTTTTTCATTTATTTATTATCTTTCTTTACTGAGAGTAGATTATAACTTGCGTCTTTCTCTACTACCTGAAGTTCTTTCATGAAGTCTAGCAGTTCTTTAGTTGAATTGAAAGTTTCTACGGCTAATACTTTTGTTTTCTTGCCGTTCCATATTGCTGTTTCTAGTTTCATTTATTTATTCCTTTTCGTTAGTTCTTTATTTTGTTATGTCGTTAGACTATCACACTTGACCGACATTATCAAGGCGACACGCACCCGTTAGGGTGTGAGGTTAATCACACGCTACGGCTATTGAGCGATAGGTATATCCGCCGTTAGTCTTACGGATATTTACTAGATACGCCTCAGCGTTATCATACCAAACGGCTTTAGGGTGTTTCTCAGCCGATACGATTTCGCCCTCTACGGAGCGGCTACGATAGGTCTTTCCTACTAGTAGGCTTTCGATATTATATAGATTAGCAGACATTTTGCTACCTTCTTTCATTTTGTTATATTGGAATACTATCAGATTAGAGCGACATTATCAAGACGACACGCCGCTTAGGCGGTGTGAGTTGCCTCACACTCAGGGCTACACTTACTAGGTAGCGAGAATAGATACTTTAGGAGAGCCTTACGCTCTACCATAGAGATTTCAGGGTGATAGTTTTTTACACCACCATGTTGGTATTCATAGACGATTTTATCTAGTGTATTTTGAGTAAGCATTTGTTATGCTCCTTTCGTTAGTAGTTAGTGGGTCTTATTTGCTAGGCTCACCTTTCGGATTATTTGCTAGGCTCATACCCTTTTATTTAGTTTTTATCTTATGTCTATAACAATACACGACCCCACCGACATTTTCAAGGGGGCAATTCGGACATCTCGGACAAATTGAAAAAAATCTTTGTGATATGGCTCACAAATAGCCAATCTATGGGCGCACTATCTGGACAAATCGGACATTGTCAAACCCTGGATCATACAAAATAAATCTATATTAACATTTTTGAAAAACTAAAATATTAGTCAACTAAAATATGTATAGTATAATTAATGTATGGAACAATGTAATTTTTGTGAAAACCCAAAATATGTCCAGCGATTAAATAGCCTTGGCGTAATGGAAAATTTTTGCACGGAGTGTATAAAAGTATGCATAAAGCTGTCTTAGTTGGAGATTGTCATTCTGCTCGTGTAAATGAGCATCATGACAAGAATGAAATAGATTTTGAGTTCAATATTTGGGGAGTGGCGGGTAAAAAAGCATATCAGCTAGATCTTAATGGTTTATATGCAGAAGATAGATTATGTAGCGGTATAGAAGTAGGAATTAAACCAGGAGATCATCCAGATAAAGATGATAAAAAAATTATTGGATTTAAAAAAATGGCGGAGGCAGATGTAGTTCTAGCTTGGCTAGGATATGTAGATATTCGTACATTCTTGCCTAGACACGATAATTCAGAAAAGGTTGTAAGACACTATGTAAGAGAGTTTGCTGAATTTTATCCAAATTCACGGATCCAATTTATAGAACCTTTGCCACAGTTTAAACAGTTATTTTTAAAATATGATGGGATTAGTCCAGAATTCACTTTCGAAGAAAGACAATTACAAAATAAAAAATTTAATTACTATTTAAATGAATATACACAATTTCTTGGTTTACCAAAACCTATAACCCAAGATCAGCTATTTGAAGTTATTGGCCTAGATTATTTAGATGTAGAACATACGAGAAAACATCCTTCACTACCTCATCCTACAGATGGCCTAGATAACCAATATAATAAAAAGTTATATGACTTTTTTGTTTCTTTAGCAAAACCATTGACTTAGCAATTTTTGTCATGTTATACTTAAGACTGGTTTGTGGGGGCTTACACTGGGAACTCAGTTATACTAGATGTAAATTCTCTCCTATTCTCAACATTGTAGCAAATTTTACAATGGGGGGAAAGGGGGGCTTTCCTAAAAATCATAGTTGCCTAGATATAACTATATAATATATAATATATATATGATCCATATAATAGAAAACTTTATCTCTGATAATGAAGCAGATATTTTAGTCAACTGCTTTAGAAAGCATAAATATATTGAATTTGGAGATAATAAGTTTTTCCATTGGACGTATCCAAATGACGAATATATAGAAGTTGAAGATAAAATTGTCGACATTTTAAATAAGCTACAATCAATTTTTCAAAAAGAATATAATCCTGCTAATCTGCATCTAAAAAGAGCAGTATGTCAAACATTTGCACAAGGTGCAAATCTTATGCTCCATTCTGATGAAAAATTAGCAACTCTTGAAGATGGATATGAACAAAAGGCATACTCAGCTATTTTATTTTTAAATGATGATTATTTGGGCGGGGAGATAGAATTTCCTTTGCACAATTTATCCCTAAAACCCAATAAGGGTTCAATGATCTATTTTGAAGGTAATCAAGATAACCTACATAAGGTAAAAACTGTGCTTGGAGGAGAAAGGACAAATATTGTTATATTCTTCAGGGCCAATATTAAATAAAATCTATAAGGGACTTATTATATTTTCATGGATTTGTATTGTGGCCTATATTGGTTATTTATATATTGCATAGTATGAAAATGGTCTCTTCTACTTCCGCCGCACTTTTTTCGCACTAATTCACTTTATATAGTACAATATGTATGTATGAAGGCTGAAAAAACTTCTATAGCAAAGCAGAAGGCCGCTCTTTATAAGTACCTAAGGGACAAGAAGGAGCAGAATCCGTGTGCTGACTGTGGAATCAGCTATCCGTATTACGTAATGGACTTTGATCACGTCAGGGGCCAAAAGCAAAAAAACGTTATGGAGTTAGTCCCAAGTTTATCTAAAAAGAAAATAGATGACGAACTAGCAAAATGCGAAATTGTGTGTTCAAATTGTCATAGAATAAGGACACATTTAAGAAAAGAAAAGAAAGCGGGTTAGAGTGTCGATACCTTCCCTTGAGAATCGGCTTCTAAGGGGGTTTATAGAATTTAACACCTCCCCATCCTCACTTGGGTCCCCAAACGAGGTTCACCTAGCTGAAATCGCCGTACAGGCGTTTGTAGAACATTTAGAATTTACATTAAAAGAAAATTGTTTGAACGCTGCCGAAAATGACGGAGTGTGTGATTTATTATTTAAACATGAAGATTGTGTAATACTGCACAAGATGCTTTTTGAGCTTACTCTGGAAGAGAGGTATAATGGATATTCCAATTATTGATGAGCGTACTAGATTAATTAATAAAAGATATTTTTTAGATAGGGGCTTTGAGCAATTAAACCAGGAAGCTTTCATATATAGAAATTTTTTAACTGAATCTGAATGTGACGAGATAGTAGAAGAAGTAAAATCTACGCAAGAGTATAAAGATGGAAAGCCATTTATTTATATAAATTCAATCAAAAAATATAGAGATAGAATTAAAAATCTTTTAGATATAGATAACCCTCTGCTATCAGATGATGTGGATCATGTTATTGTTAGGTGGAGGGGCCACAGAGACTTCCCACATTGTGATGTTTTAAGACACGTTCATGACTTTATAGAAAATTGGTCATGGGACGAAACAGGTGTACATACAAGAAAGATGCCTCTTCATTATTCTGCTTTCATAATGTATTTTAACGATGATTTTGAAGGTGGAGAACTGGTGTATCCAGAATATAAATTTACATATAAGCCAAAAAGGGGGGATATCGTATTTCACAATATAGAGATAATTCATGCTGTAAATGAGATATTGTCCGATAAAGAAAGAATTTCATTCCAGGGCTCCATTGCTTATTACAGATGGATGGATCCAAAAGTTGTAGATGGAATATTTAAAAAGATTGAAGATAATGGATATGATGGTGGCAGCAATGACTTCTTTATTCATCAAAAGCCGATCAGAAACCCAAGACTTTTAAAGTTTGCACAGGATAATGCAGAATTTTTAGATGATTGGCATCCTAAGAGCGAAAAGGTATTTAGACTAGAATACTAAAGTTTTCTAATAAGTTTGCCATCAACAGCTACTGGCTCAGGCATAATTTTCGGAACTTCTTCTTTTTCCATATCACTAAAGAATTTATCAGCGATATCATCACCCTTCAATCCAGAATCTTGGATTGCTTTAATTATATCGCTTGAAAATTGTGGATTCGCAATAAGAGGTCTGGCCCATAAAGTTAGTTGTTCTGGAGTTCTCTCAGCAATTTGTTTTACGTATTCTTCAGTTCCATAATTGTGGAATGTTCCAGGGTTATCAACTGCCTGTAATGAAAAATTAGAAAAGGCGTATCTAGTTCCAGATGTTACTTCTCTAACTCCATGATTATATGGCCAAAATGCGGAGTGAATTACTACGTCTCCCTTTTCTGGCTTGTATTCAAAACACTCTTCCTCTGATCCATAATCTTGACTTCCAGGTGCTTTAGGAAAAGAATCAGGTCTTATATTTGGATAAAATACTTCTCCGCCTTCCCAATCTCCAAAATATGCAACAACACCAAAATCAATTACGCAGCATGTCTGCCATACGTCTGGTTGCGAAAGTCTATGACATGCACCCTTGCCTGGAGAATCAGAGTGAATAAACATTCCTCCATCACCAGGACGCAGTGTTAATAAATTTCTAGATGGGTGTATTACATATTCTGGCCCAAGAAGCTCTGACATAAATTCCCATACATCATGAAGTCCATCTGGCGAAGGGCTAACCTTTTCGGCGTACCAATCAATTAATGTTTCTTCATATCTAAATTCTTCTTTGCTAGCTGAGTTTAATTGAGATTCAATTTTTTCAACTAGATGTTGGGGGATTATATTTTTAAATACAAAAATACCGCTTTGAGAACCCCAATCGTCTACCCACTCTGATAGTCTTATACAATCTGGTCTGTCATAAAACATTATTTATCATCCTTTTCGTCTTTATCTTTTTTTGTAAACCATTTCATAAAAAATGCTTCTATCTTTTGCTCTACCTTGGCTTCGTGAGTTTCTTGATAATGGTTTGACTGAAAGTACGGTGAGAAAAAACTTCTTTTAAAATAATCCCTACTCAAGGCTGCTCCCAAATTTCTTCTTTTTCCATATTATCAAGTACACTAACAATTTCATATGCCGCCTGCCAACTCTTAGCAACAGTAAAGTCAGGGCTGATCATTCTAATGGTTTCAGCCACTTTCTCTACTCTTTTATTTACCTGCATATAATATATTATACCACTATAAAATAAATAACCCCCTATTAGAGGCGGATCCAATAGGGGGTTACGCACCTAAGTGCGATGTAAGGAGCTAAAGCTACGACTTACATATAGTATTTTAAAATATTTTAAACAAAAAGTCAATAGATTACTTTAATAAATTATTGACTTTCATAGCGTCATAAACCAATGTTAAAAGATGCTGAATTGCTGCATGGCCTTCTGAAATTTTTTGTTCTATCTCTTCTTTAGGCATTCCAGCTGTTTCTGCGAGAGCACGATTTCCCTCAGTAAACTGATCTTGCATTAATTTGATTGCTTCATCTCTATTCATCATTATCCTCATTTGAAGTGTATGCAGGGGCTGGCCCCAAAAGGAACCCCTGGTTATGGTATTCAACCATTTTTGCTACATTTTCTTTATCTGCATCATCTTTAGCTAATAAATTAGCTACTAATGTCAATACATCATAAATTCTATGTAACATAATATAATTCACCATAGGTAAATTATCTTCTAATGCCTGAGTATCTTTTTCAGTCATTAATTTCAGTTACCTTAATATCATTAATTACATCTTCTAAAGTTGAACCATTTTCTCGGTGGTATTTCAAGAATCCTAAAAATACCGCAACAGAATTGCATGCCATAGCATCCGCATTCATATGTATGCAAGGGATTACTTTAGAAACTTTCTTAACCAATTCCTGATCAAGATCAATTTTTTGTTTGCCCATTTATTATTTCATCGACTTTCTTTACCATGTCGGCATAAAGAGATATCCCAACTATTTTAGTATAATCACAAGATAAACAGTATAGCACAATACTCTCATTAACATCTACATTGCAAAAAAGGATGCCCTGGTCCATAGGACAATACATCTTCTGAACCAGGCCATCCTCTGCAAGGGCCAGGTATTTGGATACATATTGTACCCTCATCCCATCTCCTTAATTGTTTGGAAACTTAGGGAGCCATTCCCTAGCTGAAGCATTTAAGCCTTTCCATGATGACCAATCTTGTCCGCCACCAGTCATATAATACGTTATCTCTGCATTGATTACTGGGTCAAATAAAAGTACATTTGACCTCAATTGAAATTTTTCTTTACGATCTATGCCAAGATTTCCTAACATATTGATCTGAAAAATCCCATAGGAACTGTCTCCAGTATTCCTGTTGCCGTTATATGCCATAGGTCGTCCATTGGACTCTCTCATAGCAATGGCCCAAGCCGTTTTAAGGGCTTTTCCTTCGAACCCAACTGACTGTAGTAGTTTTTTTAGTTCTACTCCAGAAAGTGAATCTGAAGGCTTGTATACAGTATTGCTGAACCTCTCTAGGGTTTCTTTTTTCAGTTGTGCACTCATTTTCACTGGTTCAACTTTTGCGGTAAGATTTGCATCTTTTTGCAATGTTGTTTCAGTTATTAAAGCATTTGCACCAGATAAGCTATTAGTATTTCCAGTAAATAGAAAAGCTATAGCCAATCCAATTGCTGTCCAGTGATTTGCAACATCACTCAACTTTGTTTTTATATTCTCCATTGGCATTTCCTCCTTTAGAGATAACGAGTTATAATCATAACATTATATATATAAATATGTCAAGCCAGTCAACTAAAAAAAATAATTATTGGGCTTCACATCTTAAAAACTTTTTGGTAGAATGGTACTCTTACTAATAATTAATTAGCTTTAGGGCGGAAAGAGGAATAAATGAAAACTATAGAAAATCCATACGAAAACTTTATTGCATTGTCAAGATATGCTAGATGGATTCCAGAAGAAAATCGTAGAGAAAGCTGGGGAGAAACAGTAGATAGATATTTTAGTTTTATGATTGATCATTTGTCAGAAAAATTTAATTATGTCCCAGATGAAAAATTAGTAAATGAATTAAAAGAATTTGTATACAATAGAAATGTAATGCCCTCAATGAGAGCAGTAATGACTGCAGGCGCTGCTCTTGACAGAGACCATGTTGCAGGTTATAACTGCTCATTTGTTCCAGTAGATTCTCCAAGATCGTTTGATGAGACAATGTATATTTTAATGTGTGGAACTGGAGTTGGATTTTCTGTAGAATATAAGTACATTAATAAACTGCCTGCCGTTCCAGAAACACTTGAAAAATCAGATACTGTAATTGTTGTAGAAGACTCAAAACAAGGATGGGCAAAGGCGTACCGTGAACTTCTTGCGTTACTTTGGACTGGACACATTCCAGCGATTGACGTTTCAAAAGTTAGACCTGCTGGAGCACGTCTTAAAACTATGGGTGGTAGATCTTCTGGACCGCAGCCACTCGTAAATCTTTTTGATTTTACAATTGCAAAGTTTAAGAATGCAATTGGAAGACAGCTAAAGCCAATTGAGGCTCACGATATTATGTGCAAGATTGGTGAAGTTGTAGTTGTCGGCGGTGTAAGGCGTTCCGCAATGATTTCTCTTTCAAACATTAATGACATTGAAATGGCAGCTGCAAAATCTGGTAATTGGTGGGAAAATAATACTCAACGTTCACTTTCAAATAATTCAGTCGCTTATTCTCGTAAACCAGGAATGGAACAGTTTATAGCAGAGTGGAAAAATTTATATGATTCAAAATCTGGTGAACGTGGTATCTACAATGTTGCAGCAGCGCAGGCACAGGCAGCTAAATATGGTCGTAGAGACCCAGAAATCCATTATGGAACTAACCCTTGTTCTGAAATCATTCTTCGCCCATATCAATTTTGCAATCTTTCAGAAGTCGTAATACGTGAAAAAGACACAAAAAAAGATATTGAGAATAAAGTAAGATTAGCATCTATTCTTGGAACATGGCAATCCACGCTTACAGATTTTAAGTATATTCGTAAAATTTGGAAAGACAATACAGA